CGGTTGCCCGACTTTGTTATTCCAGTGGGTGAGACTGCTGATTCTGCTCTTCGCAAGTTCTGCTTTGAGGGGTTGCGGGCAAAGAACCTTCACAACAACAAGGAATATACTGACCGCCTCGAATATGAGCTTGGGGTCATCTCTGACCGTGGTTTCTCAAAGTATTTCTTGACGATGAACGAGATCGACAACATTACGAAGGAGATCATGCTTGCCGGCCCTGGTCGTGGTTCGGCTGCTGGATCACTTGTCGCCTACTCCCTGGACATTACGCAGGTCAACCCCATCAAGTATGGACTTCAGTTCGAGAGGTTCTTGCGGAAGGATGCCACGGACTACCCTGACATTGACTATGATGTGAGCCGTCCGATGGAACTGAAGGACAAGCTGATTGAGTTGTGGGGTGAGGATTGCGTTGCTCCAATCTCAAACTGGAACACCCTTCAGTTGAAGTCGCTTATCAAGGATATTTCCAAGCTCTATGGTATTGAGTTTGGTGAGGTTAACTTGGTAACGAACGCTATGATCAAGGAGGCAACTCCTCTTGCCAAGCGCAAGCACGGAATCAAAGCAGGTATGTATAACCCAACGTGGCAGGAGGTTCTTGAGTTCTCTGATTCTCTCAAGAATTTCTTGGGCAAGTATCCAAATGTAAAAACACACGTCAAGGCACTTGTTGGTCAGGTCCGCTCTGCGTCCCGCCACGCTGGTGGTGTTGTGATTGCCGAGGACTTGGACAAGAACATGCCTCTCATCAACTCCAAGGGTGTTCGGCAGACGCCTTGGTCCGAGGGTCAGAACGTCCGCCACTTGGAGCCTATGGGTTTCATCAAGTTCGATCTTCTTGGTCTCTCAACCCTTGCTATGATGGAGACTGCGATTGAGTTGATTCTCAAGCGCCACCACGGCATCGCAGAGCCAACTTTCAAGCAGGTCAAGGACTTCTACGATACGAAGCTTCACCCTGATGTTATCAACCTTGATGATGCGAGAGTCTATGAAAATGTTTTCCACAAGGGTAACTTCGTAGGCACTTTCCAGTTCACCGAGGATGGAGCACAGAACTTCGCAGAGCGAGTGAAGCCCAACAACATTATTGATGTTTCTGCTATCACCTCTATCTATCGCCCTGGTCCTCTGTCCGCAAATGTTCACGAGGATTACATTGATGCGAAGGGCAACCCACAATACATCAAGTACCTCACACCAGAGGTTCAGGAGATCACCGAAGAAACCTTCGGCTTCCTTATCTTTCAGGAGCAGATCGCCAAGATTGCTCACGCACTTGGTAAGGATCTAACTCTTGACGAGGGCAACCTACTCCGTAAACTTCTAACCAAGAAGGGAACAGGCAAGGGCTTTGAGGTCAAAGATCGGATTCACAAGAAGTTCATTGATGGATGCTTGGAGAAGAACATTGACAGGTCTGAGGCGCAGAGTCTATGGGAGAAGTTTGAGTTCTTCTCTGGCTACGGCTTCAACAAGAGTCACGCCGTTGCTTACTCCCTAATCTCTTACCAGTGTGCTTGGCTTCTGACCTACTTTGAGGCAGAGTGGGCTGCGGCTTTCCTTGACAAAGAGCCCGAGAGCAAGAAGGAGAACGCAATTAACATCGCCAAGTCTCTTGGCTATGACATCCAGCCAGTTGAGGTCAATACTTCTGGTCGCGTCTGGGGCATTGGTGCTGATGGGAAGACACTCATTCAGCCCCTAACTAGCATTAAGGGCTTCGGTGATGCTGCTATGGATCAGATTCTAGATAATCGCCCATTTGCCGACATTGAAGACCTCTTGTTCCGAGATGAGATCAAGTATGCGAAGCTGAATAAGAAGGCTCTGGATGCCCTATGCCGAGCGGGTGCTATGGATTCTCTTATTGATGAAAGATTCACAGGTCGCAAGCACTTCTGGTCCGCTGCTGTTGTCGATCGACCGAAGACCAAGAAGAAGTTTCACGACAACATCGATCTATACAGAGGCGAGGGGGACTTTAGCGAAGAAGAGATTATCCAGTTTAAGACAGATCTTACTGGCGTGTTCCCGATGTCCCTGGTTGTGAATCCAGAGATGATTCAGGATCTAAGAGACAAGTACATCCCGCCAATTTCAGAGTTTGATGAGGAACTACAAATCTGCTGGTTTATTCCACGCAAGGTTGTGCCGAAGAAGACGAAGAAGGGTAAAGACTATTGGATTCTAGAAGTGATTGATTCCAATAACGAGACAGAGAAGATTAGATGCTGGGGAGTTGATGTAAAGAAGGACAGGATTCACATCAATCGTCCCTATCTATCACGGTTGAGTTACGATCCGAAGTGGGGCTTCTCCACTAGGTCGGTTTACAGAAACTTTAGACTACTAGGTTAACAACAAGGAGACAAACAATGGCTACGAAGAAGACACACAACAAGGCAACCAAGAAAAAGACTACTATTGGGAAGAGCCCATTAACAAAGCGTAAGCAACCGGGTCCGCACGGCGGAAACAAGGGCTATAAGAAGCGTTATCGCGGTCAAGGTAAGTAAAATGACGAACCCCCATTCTATTTAGAGTGGGGGTTCTATGTTTTGCGAACAAAAGACTTGGTTAAATGGCACAGGGCAGTAAATGAGATCCGTTATAAGCACACCGAACTAGAATTGCTTAAAGAAATGGCGGACGAATACAACCCTGTGTTTAATACACATGTGCGAGAGTTTTGCGAGAAGAATGGAATCGACATAGAACAAGCAAAGAAAAGAGCAGGTCTATCAGCTACAGCCAAGAAGGGAAAGCAAAACCACGAAGAAGAACAAGCCAAGCTTCTTGAAGACGGCGAAGTAGGAACAGAAGTTTCCGAAGATGTAGGTGAAGAACAGCCCGAGAGTCCTCAAAAAGTCGAACAGCACGAGATGCACGACATTTTCAAAAAACTCTTTAAAAAACTTGCAGTCCATTTACACCCAGATAAGGTAATGGGCTTGACAGATGAACAAAGGCATGATAGATTAGAGATGTTCAAGGACGCCAAGCAAGCCCTGGATGACGAGCGCTACTTCTTTCTCTTAGATCTCTCAGATCGCTTCAACATCACCTTGCCCAATAACTACAAACAACAGACAAGGTGGATGAAAGCAAGATCAATAGAGTTGGAGTCCGAAATAGCTTCAATGAAATCAAGTTTCAACTATTCTTACGCGGACTGTGATACAGATGAGGCGAGAGAGAAGCTTGTGATGATGTTTTTGAGTCAGGTCTACGGAATTTAGAAAACGCAGATCTTCAAATTTTTTTTGAGCCCATTTTTCCAGATTTAGAGGTTATCATGGAACATTTAGTGAATTGCCACGGAGAGTGGACAGCACTTTTCGCTTGCATTAGTTCGCTCCCTATGTTACGTTATTGGTACAAGTTCAGAAACAAGGAGGAAACTTGATTAATCTTCTACCGTTATAACGGCAGAAGACTACTTATTATTGGAGGAATCCAATAATGAAATCTGGAATCTATAAAATAACTAACAAGGTAAATGAGAAAATTTACATTGGTTCTGCATACAATTTAGTAAACAGAATCCATACTCACAAAAGCACGCTTCGACGTGGGGTTCACAAAAATAAACACCTTCAGAGCGCCTTCAATCTCTATGGAGAAGATGAGTTCATTTTTGAGACCATGGAGGCTGTTGAGGATAAAGAAATAATCTTAGAAAGAGAGCAATTTTATTTAGATTTTTTTCTTGCCTACGAAAGAGAGAACGGTTATAATATAGCTAGAGTAGCAGGCAACACAGCAGGTGTAATACCTGACGCCGAAACAAGGAAAAGAATGTCTGAAGCAGCCAAAAAAAGACCCAAGAGGGGGATGCCTGAACATCAAAAAAAGATACTTTCAGAAAAGTTCTCCGGCGTCGGCAAGAAGGTTGACTGGGAGAGTGTCAGGGAAATAAGAAAGCTTTATACTACTGGCAATTTTACGCAAAAGCAACTCGCTGAGAGGTTTAAGCTCTTCCAGACAACAGTTTCGGAAATCATAAGAAATGTTATTTGGAAAGATGAAGAATACACCTACGTTAGAAGAAGAAACAATAAAACCAAAAAGGAAACAAAATGATCACAGACGTTGTTATAGGTCTTCAGCACGGAGACGAAGGAAAGGGTAAGGTTACCCACCACTTGCTCAAAGACGGCGGATACACACATTGTGTAAGATTTAATGGCGGTCCAAACGCGGGACACACGATCTTCCATAATGGAAAAAAGTTTGTCACCCATCACATCCCAGCAGGCGTCTTTTTCGGAGTTACATCAGTAATCGGCAACGGTTGCGTGATTGATCCGATGAAGTTAGAAGAAGAGATAGACTACTTAGAATCCCACGGAATCCCCGTGCGGCAACATCTAAGGATCGCTAAAAATGCTCATGTTATCACCGAAGACCACAAAATCGAAGACGGCGCTGACGAGAAGATTGGAACAACTAGAACTGGTAATGGACCTGCTTATCGTGATAAGTATGGTCGGACTGGCATTCGCGCCTGCGACGTACTTAACTTCCAACCTTATCTAGTAGACATTTACGAAGAGCTATCAGGCGACACAGTAGTCTTAATGGAAGGGGCACAAGGCTTCTGGCTTGACCCTGACTGGGGCGACTACCCGTTTGTAACGTCTTCGCACACAGGCACGGCTGCCGCCATCCAGAACGGCATCAGCCCCCGCTCTATTCGCAATGTCTGGGGCATCATCAAGGCTTACGAGACCTATGTGGGAGCCCGTAGCTTCCAGCCAGCCTCTGAAATCTTCAACCGCATCCAAGAGGTCGGGCAGGAATTTGGAGCCACCACAGGGCGTGTGAGGCAGTGTAATTGGATAAACGTGAAGGAGGTCCAGCGAGCCATCAGCATGAACGGAGTCAACCGCCTTGTTGTAAACAAGGTGGACGTTTTACGAGAGGTGGACTCTTGGGGAACAACCGAGGCTTATGTTGAGAATGAATCATCATTTCGGTCATTCTTGCAAGAACAGTTTAGTGCGAGACTAGGAATAGATAAGATTTATTTCTCTGACAACCCCCGCACGATCTCGGACGAAAAGGGCTTGACAGAAGCCGCCTGACGGGATATATTATAGGTGTCGTTGGAGGACACATGCCTAAGAATTACGGATATGCCTGCATTTGTATGCAGCTTTCTAACCCACAAGACTTCGGTGGTCACAAGAATGATAGAATCACCACCAACCGCACGATGATCAAGAGAACCTTCCAAGAAAAGGGCATTGAATACGCTTCATCCCTCGCCCTCTTGAACATCTTGGACCTTCAGAAAGTCCTTGAGTGGACTGTCCAGCATGGGATCAATTTCTTCCGTTTGTCCTCCAACGTCTTTCCTTGGGCGTCAGAGTATCAGCTTCACGACATGCCCGACTACGAGGCAATCTACGAAGCGTGCGAGCGTTCTGGCAACTATATCCGCCAGCACGGTATTCGCATCACCTCACACCCAGGTCCGTTCAACAAGCTCGCTTCTCCCAAGGAGCGCGTATTTGAGAACACCAAGCGCGACTTGGAGATTCACGGCGAGTTCTTCGACATGCTTGGCTTGCCCCGAGATCACTACGCAAAAATCAACATTCATGTTGGTGCAGCCTACGGAAACAAGCCGCTCGCACTAGATACTTTTGCACGGAACTTTGAGCGCCTGCCGGTGTCAGTAACTTCAAGACTCACCGTGGAGAACGAT